GCTGAGATTTACAGCGGATCAGATCCAGAAGTAGCCAACGTCGATGATATCAAAGAGCGCCTAGCGGTTCTCAAAGAGATCAAGAGCGACGTTGACGCGATGATCAAAGCCGCTCAAGAGATGGCAATCGAAGACGGCATTGCTGAGATGAAACCATGCCAACGCACCAACGTGCCAAACCTAGCATGGTGGAAAGCAAACAAGCCCAAGTCATGGGCGAAGTATTGCACCGTATCAACCTATGATCGGTTCTCTTGGAAGTAAACCAAACGGGGGACTACGGTCCCCCACCATTTAACAAGGAGTAAACAAATGTCTTTAAATTATGATCTAACCAACGTGGCAGCGGACTACAAAGATGATGCGGTCTGGCCTATCACAAACGCTCTGATCTGGGGCACCATGTCAGTAGCGATGAACGAAATCACCGAAGATAATTGGGAGGAGTTTTACACTCGCTGCTATATGATCGAGACAATTCACGGGGCATGGTTATGCTTTAAGAACAAGAGCCGACCCATCACACCCGAAGACGTGAAGTCTCACATCGGTCTGCACACCAACGCGAACACGCTGACCAAAGCTAAGTTCAAAGTCGATATCGACCGACGCCTACGTTTCGCTGCCGCATCGATGATGCGATAAAAACACTTGTGCCCCGCTTGTTGGCGGGGTACACTCTACTTGCATTTAATCAGAAGGAGTAAACAAATGCCTAGAACATCATTCGGAAAAACCAGACCACAAGAGAAACCATACGCAATCTATAAGAACACCAGCGGATGGGAGTGGCGCGTACTGAAAACCTACAAGCATTCCGATGCCGAGCGCAAGGATCCATATGCTCGATGGTTCGTCGCTGCCACGTCACCCATGATGCATGACGGTCAATTCGAGATGGGAGATACCTACGCTCGAGACATCATGAACCATGGGCATCTGGTTCTAGCCGATGACACCTGGCTCGAAGAGTATGCCAGCTAATGTTTCATGCTATCGAAACACTGATCAAATGGTGCCGTGGTCGTCAGACCACGGTGCTCGATGATGTGCTGGGCGGCATCGCATTGTTTGCCATGCTGTTCATTCTGCTATGGATGACACCATGATCCACATATTCAACAGCGCAATTAATTACGATGAGCGGACAGAGTTACCTTTGTCCGCCGTCAAGATCCACAAGCAAAACATCTGTGAGTTTACCGCTCGACCTTACATCATGTTCGAGCACCGCGACTATCCCTTGGGCGCACTCAAAGCTGAGTACAACGGAGACGTTTGGGTCTGCGACCTGTGCTAGATTACTAACACCCAGGCGCAGGGTAAAATGCGCCATGCTCCTTGAACCCTGTGACTGCAAAGTCGCAGGGTTTTTTGTTGGGCCGCAAGGTCGCAGGGCCGCAGGATTTTATTTATATATATGTGATTTAGTTGTTGACTGGTTGTTGGATCTATGCAACCATGGGTCATAGGCAATCGGGCCTATATTAAACCAGAAGGAGCAACCTTATGAAAAAAGGTTATATTACACACAGCCGTCTTGAAGCAGAGATCCGCTTGGATCTTGGTGAACTTGGTTCAGTCATCCGCGAACTGCCAGAGGATAGTTCGATCCGCAGCAAGCTGGAAACAGTTCGCCGCCAGATCCTCGAGGACGTGCAGTCATCAATCAACTACGAACTTATGGATTAAGGAGGCGGGGGGCTTGGCCCCCCGATTTTTATTATGGCACATGGAGATCCAGCAGATCGAGGCGGGGCCGATGCATATTACGGCAGAGCAATCGATCCACACTACTGGCCCGACGGAACTTACAACGGCAAGCGGGTCGAGAAAGATAACATGACCAGGCCGCAGATCGAAGCCTATCTCAAAGCATACGAAGACCAGGATTACTTCAAAGAATGGTAAACCAGGGGGCCGCAAGGCCCCTTCACTTTTACAAAAGCATAATAAAGACCAGGGCGGCAAGGCCGCAGGGTCGCAGAGACGCAGACAGGGCCGCAAGGTCGCAGAGATACAGACAAAACTTTTCACTTGTGGTTTACTTGTGGTCTGCTAATATCAAATTGTTAACTAGAAAGAGGAAACAAAATGCAACATGCAATCATCTACAATGGGCCAAGCCTCTTGGATGGAAAGCCAATTGTCGTTATCGCGACATATTCAAACCGCAACACCAAAACGGGCAAGGTCGTGCAGACTTATATCTTGCGCTCGGATATTAACCCACTCGAGGCCAGCAAAACGGGCGAAGACTTTTCAATTTGCGGATCGTGCCCCATGCGCGGCGAAGTGACGACGGATCCCAAGCGCAAGATTGCCAAGGGCCGCAAGTGTTATGTTAACTTGGGCCAAGGTGTCTTGATTGTTTTCAAATCATTCTTGCGTGGCGTTTATCAAGAGGGCGACCCGCGCACCATGGGACGCGGTCGCTTCGTGCGCGTCGGGACATACGGAGACCCCGCTGCGGTCCCGTCCGAAGTGTGGGACGAATTACTAGCAGAATGTGAAACTTGGACAGCCTACACGCACCAAAAACCATGGCGTCCAGATATCGCGATGCAATCCGCCGACAGTTACGACGAAGCCAAGGCCCATTGGGCCGAGGGTCGTCGCACATTCCGAGTGATTGTGGATCTAGGCGACATCGACAAATCAAAAGAGACGCTGTGCCCTGCATCAAAAGAGGCGGGTCGCCGCGTCCAGTGCACAGCATGTAAACTTTGCAAGGGATCCAGCCTAGCAAAATCAATCGCGATAGTAGAACACTAGAGACCAGGGGGCCACGGCCCCCTTTTTCTGTGCCATCGGCACAGGCACATAATACTACAAGACCGCAGGGTCGCAGGGTCGCAGGGTCGCAGACATTTGATCAAGCAAACGGGGCCGCAGACTTTCGAACAAGGCCGCAGGGTTCGAGAACCGTTGGCCCTCCGCACCTTTGATCCCCTTGAAGATGAGACTTGGCCCCTGATCCCCCCCAAATAAATATAGATCCTTCGTAGAGAGGCTCTTTACCAAGAAGAAACTAAGACCACCTCGGGCGTAATAGGCCATATGCCACGCCGCTTGATGAGATGAGACTTTTACTGCGTTCCCCTTGCTTACCTTTAATTCGAACCAAAACGGTATGCCATCCCAGACAATGTGCACATCAGGAACACCGCCCCCATGCACGTTTTCAATCCGAGTTGCGAATGCTTTCTTGGGTAGGTTCGACCTCAACGTGTTCCAAAAGTTGGCCTCTGGTCCCTTGCTCATCTGTTATATCCTCCGCTGTGCCATCGATCACGAAGGCTTGCGGATATTGTTTCTGTAACATTGCAAGTCGGGCAGTTATTTCATCCCTCGAGAGTTGATCAATAGTGTTTATTGTTTCACGCCTGTCGATGGTCAGACCACCAAGAGCAGAGCGTATCTTTTCTGCGTTGATTGCGGCAGAGAATTGCCCTGCCTCTTCTGCACCCAAAGATAATTTGAACAGACGCTCAAGCTGCCCGATGGTTGTCACACCATACTTGCGTTCACGTTCCTGTCGTAACTCTTGGATGTATTCCAAGACATGTGGATAGTCTCGACCATTCAACAAGACCGAGGCTTGCTTTGCTGCTACGTTTTGTGCGTAGCCAGATTTCCTTGCACACTCTGCGTTGGAATAGATCCCTTCCACGATGTGTCGAGCAAAAGTCTTTTGCCGATTGGTCAGTTGGCGACCATGTTCTTCTTCAATCTTTTTCTGTACCGAACCCATGCCTGTCTCCGATTTTCCACAACCATAGTACAAGTATTCCCTGTTGCCAAGATTTCTATATAGGATGTTCCCAGAGATAAAGTGTAAACACTTTGCCCTTTTTTTGCCATGGGCTGAGTTGTCAAATGAAAGGACACTGCAATTGTTTACGGTATTTTGTAAACTGTTTACGCTTAATTTTTAATCGGTGTAAACAAGGACCGAGGTACTAGGCCCTTGATACTATTAACTTTTTCCCTCTTCAAATCTACCTGTTTACGTTGTTTACAGAAATTTGCTCTGTTGGAGATGAAAAAAATAAAAATCTCTGGTAGCGTTCTATATGTAAATCAGTAACGGGCTTGACTTTCCCTGTTTGTTGTGCCATTCTCACAACCACACCACAAGTGTTTTATATTAGAAGGAGCAAAACTCATGAAGGTACTTATTGGTTGCGAGACATCGGGCATTGTGCGCGATGCATTTTTGGAGAGGGGCCATGATGCGTGGTCCTGTGATCTGTTACCGTCGGACACGCCGACCAACCGTCACATTCAGGACGACATTCGGAACGTGATGCAGGATGACTGGGATCTATTGATGGTGGCACATCCACCATGCACGAGGCTGTGCAATTCTGGTGTGCGTTGGTTATCGTCGCCGCCCCCGAACCGTACGCTCGAGGAGATGTGGCGTGAGTTGGACGAGGGTGCGGAGTTATTCTCTGCTGTATGGAACGTGCCGCACATTTCGATGGTGGCTGTTGAGAACCCTGTCATGCACAAGCATGCGAAGGCTCGGATCAGAAACTATGTGCCGTTTGCCCAGAGCATACAGCCTTGGGAGTTTGCCAAGTCTGAGGACAGTGGCGACAATGTAAAGAAGCGCACATGTTTGTGGCTCAAGAACCTACCGAAGCTGAACCGCACTGGTTCTCTTGATGGATCGACGGCGCGAGATGAGTGTCACAAGTTACCGCCGAGCGCGGATCGTTGGAAGCTGCGGTCTAAGTTTTACAAGGGCATTGCTGATGCGATGGCTATGCAGTGGGGGTGTTTGGCATGATTTTGTTGCAGGAGTATACGATCCGAGCGAACCGTGGTCGCCCTCGCATTTGGTTGGAGGGCAAGCGGTTGGTCGAGGCGGGTTACGAGCGCGGCGTTCGGTATAACGTAATTCAATTACCGTTGCGTGATGGTGGTATGTTGTTGGTTCAGAATGAAGAGGGGACTGGCAAGCGCAAGGTATCGGGGAAGGGAGACCGCCCGATAGTTGACATCGTTGGAGCGGAGATTGTGAACAGCAAGTTGCGTGTTGGCGATGAGGT